ATTGAAACTCATGGCGCAGAAATGCAAACTGAAACTGTAGACACTGGGGATACAGCAACAGGCCAAAATACAGAATCCCAGGTTGAAGCCACTAAAACATTTACTCAAGAAGAAGTAAATGAATTAATTGGCAAACGTGTTGCCCAAGTTAACAAGAAGTTTGAAAATGTTGACGTGGATGAATACAAAGCACTCAAAGGCTTGAAAGAGCAGATTGAGGAAGAGCAACTGATTAAGAAGGAAGACTTTAATGGTGTTCTTAAGAAGCAGAAAGAAAAGTCAGAAGGAGAAATCCACAGACTTAGAACTGAACTTGAGACAATCAAAATTGATGGTGCATTAATTGATGCGGCATCTAAAGCCAAAAGTGTTGCACCTAATCACGTAGCTCAACTACTGAGAGGAAGTATTAAACTAAGTGAAGATGGACAAGTAATTGTTACTGATGCAGAAGGTAAACAACGTTATACGGATAATGCAGATCCCATGACAGTTCATAACTTAGTAGAAGAATTTCTAGCAGGTAACCAGTATTTTAAGAGCGCAGGACCAAGTGGTGCGGGCTCTACGGGTAATACAATTAACGCTGATCAAACAGATTTTGATTTAGCACAACTTGACTTAAACAAGCCTGAGCATAGAGAAATCTATAAAAAGATGAAGGCTCAAGGTAAAGTTTAAATTTATAATATATAAAGGATAAAATATTATGGCAAACTCAGCATACGGATCAGGCATCAACTTAGATGCAATGGTGGTCCCAGTTCAAGCAGCAACAGTATTTGCTGCACAAGAGAATTCATTATACCTACCAGGTTTATTGATTCCATCAGTAGAAGTTCCAGCAGGATCAGCCTCAGCTCAAGTAGCTGTTATGGGTTCAGTAACTGCAGCTTCAATCTCAGCAGAAGCAGCTCCAGGCGTAGATTTTGAAACTCTACTTCCATCAGATACAAAGAAACCTATTACTTTGGATCTATTAGCAGCACGCACAGTTCTACGTGACCTTGGTGGCATTGACACTAATGACATGGGTAGAATCATGGGTAACGCAATTGCATCTAAAGTAGACGCACTTGTATCAGCTAAACTTGGTCAATTAACAGCCCAAGAAGCAACAACTAATCTATTAGATGAATTGTATGAAGCAATTGGAACAATCCGTGCCGCAGGTGAAACAGGTCCACTTAATTGTGTAGTTTCAGCAGCAGCATACCAAGGCTTTATGACAGTAATTGGTAGTTCAGCATTTGCTGGCGGTGAAACACAAAACGCAGCAATGCGTTCAGGCTTCATTGGCATGATTGCAGGAACTCCATGTTATGTATCTTCACACTTAAATGACACTAACACAGGCCTAACAAACACTAAATTTGCAGTGTTCTCAGGTGACGCACTACGCATGGCTATGCAAGGTGGAGTTAATGTTGAAGTTGAAAGACGTGCAGCAGCAGTTGGTAATGATATTGTTGCTTCAGCAGCATTTGGTGTTGACGTTATTGACGCAACACGTGGTGTTATTGTTCAAGACGCAGCATAATACAGCTTAAAGCAAACTGGAGTGGGCAACTGCTCCAGTTATTTTACAGGAGAAGAAAATGGCATTTGCTACAAATACAAATTTAGAAGAATACGCTCCAGAAGTTTTCCAACAAGGAGTTGATGATTGGACAGAAGAACTGGCCAAAGCACAGACTGATGTTATCAACATGATTCAATTCAAATGGTGGAACAAGTTCTATAGCCGTAGTGAATTTGACAGTAGTAAATTAGTTGAAGCACAGTGGACTAAAACTACAGTATATCAAGCCTTATACGGTTATATTCTGCCAAGGTTATCTACGTTTAGACCAGAAGGTGATCCCTACAGAGAACAATTATCTTTTTATAAAGATAGGTTCACTGAAGAATGGGAACTACAATTTGGTGTAGGAATAAAATATGATTTTGAAGATGACGGAAACATTGACAACTCAGATGTCAAACAAGTAAGTCAAAATAGGTTGTATAGATAATGGCACGCAGAGAAGATATTTTAGTAGAAATAGTTCAGCGTCTAAAGGCGCAACGCAGTGTGAAACTTGGTGTAGTTCAAAGAGATCCAATTGTGATTGAAGAACTTGCCGCAACTGCATTTCCAGCCGTTTACATTGAAACCTCAGATGAAGACATTGAAGATATTACTATGGCAATGGGTTCAGCTGGGTTGATGCGTAAAGGGTTGATGGAAATCAGCATTGTGCTAGTAGTGGGTGGAAGAGAACGTGATACGCAAAGAAATATTGCCGTAGAAGCTATTGAAAACACACTAATGGCAGATAGAAGTTTAGATTCAACTGTAGAAGACATTAGGCTCACGAGAGTTGAAACTATTACAACTGGTGAAAGCGCCCCTTTTGCAAGTTGTGGAATAATATTCACTGTAGAATATTGTTACCAATTAAATAATACATAAAGGAGATAATACATGGCATGTATATCAGGAAAAAATGGTGCTTTGTCAGTTGATAATGGATCTACTAATGTAGCTCAATTAACTGCTTGGACTATTACACAAAACGCAGAAACAATTGAAGCATCTTACATGGGTGCTGATTGGAAATGCATCAAACCAGGACACTCAAGTTGGGAAGGAACAGCGGAAGCTATCTTTGAAACAACTGAAGTATATCCAACAGTTGGAACAGTAGTGCAATTGATTGCTTATGAAATAGCAGGAACCACTACTTACACAGGTGATGCAATTGTTACATCAATTGAAACATCAGTAGGTGTTGAAGATATGATTACTGTATCTTTATCATTCACAGGTGATGGCGCATTAGTAACAGCGGCATAAGAACGGGAGGACAAGTCAATGGCTAATACTAAAGCAGGAATTGAAAAAGAACTGAAAGCGGAAATTAACAAAGACTTGTCCACTTTCTCACGTGATTTTGTTGCAAGCCTACGTGCTACCACCCCAATAGATACAGGTAGAGCACGTCAAGGTTGGGTAAACACGTTCCGTGGAATGAACGGAAGAAAACTTGCCCCATTGGCAAAGAACACAGTCCCATACATTGGAGTATTGGATTCAGATAAAACAAGTAGACAAGCACCCAACGGGATAGTTGAGGTTGCCCTACGTAGAACAGCAAGGAAATAATTATGAGCGTATTAAAAAATGCAAGAGGTCATTTTAGAGACCAACTAGCCGGAGATCTAAATAAGATTGAAGTTCCAGAATGGGAAACAACAATTTATTTTAAAAATATATCAACGTTTGCACAAGAACAAAAAGTTCTAGAACTACATGCAAAAGGTGAATTAGTTGCCGCATTAGTAGAAACATTGATTCAAAAAGCATTGGACAAAGATGGTAAGAATTTATTCAAGCAAGCAGACAAAGATGTGCTGATGCGTGAAGTTGATCCAAACATTATCATCCGTATTTGCACAGAACTAAATGCAGCCAAGGATGCAGCAAGCGGCACTCTGGGAAACTAAC